CACTTATAATTCTATTGGAGATTTATCAGCCGGTGATGCAACAATCATTAATGCCCTGGATGCAGATAAAAAATACATAGGAGATTTTGCACATGGCTATGAATTTACAGGCATTATTGATCAAACTATTGCCGATATGCCTAATGTTGATTTGTTTATCTGTTCAGAAACGCTAGAACATTTAGATGATCCTGAAACCACCTTACAAAAAATTAGAGCAAAAACTAAGTATCTATTTGTAAGCACACCATGTGGGGAAAGGGATGCTAATAACATTGAGCATTATTGGGGCTGGGATGCTGATGATGTGAAACAAATGTTAATAGATACAGGCTTTGATCCAGTGGAATATTTTTTATTGGAATTTCCAGGTGGGGTTTACAATTTTCAGATGTGGATATGTAAATGAACATATTAATTACCGGATCACATGGCTTTGTTGGGCGTGCTTTTAGGCGTGCATTACCTCATGCCAATTTAACTTTAGTAGATTTGAAACAAGGTGTTGATTGCCGTAAGTTTTTCCAACTAGAAAAAAAGCAATATGATCTTGTAATTCATTTGGCCGCAGTGGTCGGTGGCCGTATGCTTATAGAAAACGAACCGTTAGCCTTAGCGGTTGATCTAGCCATTGATGCTGAGTTTGCATCTTGGGCAATGAGAACTAAACAACCCTATCTTGTTTATTTCTCATCATCAGCCGCTTACCCCATTGAACTACAAACGCTAACCAAAAAACGCCGGTTAAAAGAAAAGGACATCAATTTTAATAAGATTGGTAAGCCTGATATGACTTATGGTTGGTCAAAATTAACCGGCGAAATGTTAATGAACTATTTGCGTGAAGAAGATACAAAGGTGCTAACCCTAAGACCATTTAGCGGATACGGCACAGATCAAGATTTAGATTATCCATTTCCATCTATCATTGAACGCGCCATTATGAACGCTAATCCTTTTAATATTTGGGGCAAGGCAACTACTACTAGAGATTTTATACACATTGATGACATAGTTGATGCGGTCATAACTATGGTTAGAAATGATTGCAATCAAACTGTAAATCTATGCACTGGCAGACCTACAACCTTCATGGATTTAGCCACAATAGCGCTAAAGGTTTTAGGCCATGAAAAGACCCATCGTAAGAATTTCAAGGTATTGACCGATAAGCCGGCGGGTGTGGCCTACCGGGTGGGTGACCCAACCATGATGAGTGACTACTACACCCCAAAAATTAGTTTAGAAGAAGGCGTTGAACGCGCCATACGCGGAATAATATGATCTAAAATTGGTGACTATGGCTACTAAAAAACCTAGAAAAGCACCCCAGCGTAAGCGGCGCACGCCACGCAAGGCTGAGGCGTTGAACAAACTAGAAAATCATTACATCACATTAAATGAAATGTTTAAAGCGGCCAAAGCCGCCGGGTTTAGCCATGATGTTGCATTTTGGTTAATTACAGAGCCAGGTGCATCAATGCCTGATTGGATCAATCCAGGTAACCAACCAACTGAGATCATTCCCCGAATTGATCCAACAGATGATGAGGATGAAGATTAAGCGCGATAAATCATTTAACGCCAAATACCTTGTAGTCAGTGATCTACAAGTACCATTCCAATTTACAGAAGCCGTCATCAATTTAAAAAAACTGGTTAATACCTTTAAGTTTGATTTAGTTTTAAATGTTGGTGATGAAATGGATTTAAATACTATTTCTAGGTTTGCAGATGGTAAGGCTGAATCTTTTATGCAAACCCTGGATCAAGATCGGGCTACATGCCAGGATATTCTTTATGATCTAAAAACAGATGTAGTATCAAGATCAAATCATTCTGATAGATTGTACAAAGCAATACAACGCATACCCGGATTAATGGGGTTACCGGAATTACAATATGCAAACTTTATGGGCTTTGATGATCTAGGCATCCATTACGCAAAACAGCCCTATGCAATCCCAGGTACTAACTTTGTTCTATGTCATGGGGATGAAGGGGTCATATCTAATATTGCCGGCCAAACGGCGTTAAACCTTAGTAAACGCTGGGGGCGTTCAGTAGTGAGTGGACACACGCACAGATTGGGCTACACATGTGCCTCAGAAGCCTTTAATGGCCGATTAGAGAGGGTTTTAGTAGGGGTTGAGTGTGGTCACACCTGTGACCTGAAAAAGATGTCTTATACCAAAGGCTACGCCAATTGGCAGGCCGGGGCGGTCATCATCCATATTAAGCGGGGCAATGTAAGCGTAGAGATGATCCCATTCAATGTTGATGGGTCATTTACTGCTATGGGTAAGGCCTTTGGGTGATCTAAATCACAAAAATAATTGGAGAAAAACCTTGTAGGTAATGGCATTTGTCAGCCCATTAGTGTTTAATTGCATTTACAAACGCAATTGACCGGAAGGGGTTAATTATGAAAGTACAAGTTACAAATGACATGTCTAAATTACCAGGCATTATTGCAATGTATCAAAATGCTAACAAAACTATAACTATTAAAGTTTTAGATGATGTTAGTTATGAAATTACAAGAGATGGCCATACCTTAAAAACTAATATGTCATGGAGATATTTAGTCGGCTCACAATTAGTTAAACACATTGAGAATGACATCAAAGATGGTTATTACAAAGGTGTTAAGAGGATTGCCTAATGAAACTTACAAAGAATCAGTTTGAAGGTTTAACAGAAGCACAAATGGAGTGGGGTACTAACACAGATTGGTTACAACAAAAAGACCGATTTGAAGATTCAATTTGTTGGTCACATCAATTCATTTATTGGGTAGAAAATTATGCATCAGTTGTATTGGCTACCGAATACCTAAGACAAAACCGTTGGGATTACAGTATTTCTTTTGACAATGCCCTGGGTCAATATTGCTTTACAACTAATTATGCCGGGTCATGGGTGTATGCATGAACGCCGTAGCCTACATTGAAAAAGGTTGGTGGGTATTACCACTAAAGCCACAATCTAAAGAGCCATGCAAGTTTTTACGGCACGGTTATCTTGATGCAAGTGATGATTTATCAACTATCAAGAAATGGTTTAAAGGCGATGATAATTTAAATATTGGCTTAGCCATTGCTCAATCTAATTTAGTTGTATTAGATTTTGATAAGCGCAATATTGCTTCTAGGACATTATGGGAACAGTATCGCCGGATATGTGTAGCATCTAATACACATACAGTTAAAACAGATAACGGCTATCACTTCTATTATCTTGCCGATAAAACAAAGCAATTTAAAGGCAAGTTAATACCAGGCATAGATATTAAACATAAAGGTTATGTTGTACTGCCACCATCTATACATCCAAATGGCAGTATTTATCAGGTAGTAAATGATGTTGATCCGGTTGATTTACCGGCTGAATTAGAAACGGTGATGGTTTGGAATTAGTTAAGTACGATAAACAAAGCGGTGCTTATGTTGATGAAAAGCGTAAGCATTTTGTAAAGGCTTCTTTAATCCGCAAACACGCTAAAAAAGCAATAGGCGCAAGGCAGGTTAGAGGAAGGCTATCAGCCAAAATGGTTGAAGCATATTGGTTAGACAAGTTCAAGGAAGCGGTGAAATATGAACTATGAGATATATGGGTGGTTGGTAACAATTACCTTGTTTACACTGGTAGCACTATTGATTGGTGTTACATGGATTGTGGCCGTTGAGAATGGCTATGACAAAGGATTTAAGAGTGGGTACAAGCGCGGTACTACTGATACAAAGCAAACTAATGTAAAGGTAGAAAAATTTACTGTTAGAACTCACCCATCAATGCGCCAAAAGATGCTTGAAGCCGACAATGAATACTTAATGGAAAAAGTTGTTAGCCTTTGGGATAAGGAAAACAGATAATGAACATGAATGATTATGTTGATGTGGCTGAGCGCATAGCGCAATTAAAAGAAGCCTATCCTGAAGCATCATTGCAACCTTATGATCTTAGTAAGCCTTATGAGATTGTGCAGGTTGAGGGTAAAACCTATGTGGTTTATACAGCCGCTTGTTACCGTGATCCTCATGATGTAAGACCAGGGGTTGCAGTTGCTTGGGAACAAATACCAGGTAAGGGAATGACAGCCGGGTCAGAACTTATGATATGTGAAACGAGCGCATGGGGGCGAGCGATTGTCGCGGCCATGAAAACTGCTACAAAGCGCGTGGCATCTAAACAAGAAGTGATGGCGGCTAAAGCCCGGCAATCTTGGGCAGTAACCCCTACTGATTCTTTAGATTCAGATTTATTATCTAGGCCATCTGAACCCATACCCCCTACAAAGGCAATCTATGGTCAGCCTGGTAGCAAGTCGGCATTAATGGAAAGAATCATGCGCCATCAGTTTGTAGAGGAAAAAAAGTATGATGAAAATCCAGCACCCATGAGTGTTGAACAGGTAGTTGATGCATTGGCTACTGATGTACCAGCGGTGCAACATTGCGTACATGGTGAGATGCAACTTAAAACAGGCATATCAAAAGGGCGGGGAACGCCGTTTTATGGGTATGTGTGCGGCAGGGGTTGTGATGCTAAATGGGCAACCATGAGTAAGGAAACCGGTAAATGGTATTACCCAGGTGCTAACAATGGCTGACATGGAAATGATTGATCCGCATGGAGTTAGGGCAACCTTTACAGATGATGGCGTTGAAGTGGATATTGTGCCATTTAGTGAATGTTGTGAATTTTGCAATGACCCACGCATGAT